CGCCACTAACGCGAGTGCGAACCCGACCGATGTTTCGGTGGGTGGAAACAAGTTGCTTGCCGGTACAACCAACTCGATCAATGCGGTTAGTTTTACTGACGACCTAGAGTTGGATGCGAGCGATTCTGCTGCGACCAAGATCAAGGCGGCAGCTTCGTTAATCGGAGGAAAAGCGAGTGTTACCGCTGATGAGTTAGATGAAATACTCATCAAAGACGCAACTGATGGTGCGCTAAAGCGAGCTACCGTAAAAACAGCAGTGCAGTCCCAGGTGGCGACCACCGGTACAAGTGGCGTGAGTCGTTTGGCGAGTAAAACGAGAGCAATCGACCCAAGCACTGCCGGGACAGTAGACGCTGATGTCATTACGGTGAACGAAAGTTCTTCGATGCTAATAAAGGCGTGGGGGAACTTTACGACTTCCGGCACTGCGCTCAGTTCTGGTCAGTATTTTAACGGAAGTTTGGCAAGGAACAGTCTCGGTAATTTTACGTTTACGTTTACCGTTGGATTGCGGGCATCGACTGCCGCAAGTATTTCCGTTTTTGGTTTCGGGTATTCATCTTCAACTTTCAGCAGTAGCGGGGGTGCTAATCCGCTAAACGTCCAGGTTGCGTCTTCAAGCGCAAGCGCAATAACGTTCAACACATATTATAATGAGGATGGAGTCAATGTCCTACAAGACCCGGATGGAAGTTTTCAGTTTTTTGTTTTGCAGGCTGGATCATGACGCTCACTGACATCGCAACGTATGTATGCAACTTGGTCAACAAGACGGATGATACGTCGAAGACCAGGTGCAAGGAGTTCATACGTCAGCACCATGAGAACGTCATCAACTCGGCGTTGTGGCGTGAGACGCTTGACGTTGAGCAAACCACGTTGCCGTTCGATGGTCGTGTAACTCAAATAATTTTGGACGATGGCGGATCGGGATACACCTCCGCACCCACGGTTGGCTTTACTGGCGGTGGTGGTAGCAGTGCTTCTGCTTCTGCTGAGATTGGCGGTGGAGCGGTTACAAAAGTATACATCCAGAACCCGGGGATCAATTACACCTCCGCGCCGACCGTGACGTTTACCGGGGGTGCGGGAACCGGGGCAAAAGCCACCGCAATTGCGGACTCCTGGGCGGACGAGATGGTTTGTCCGCAACAATTCGAGACGATTTTAGGCGTGAGTTACAACGAGGCGAATTTGTTGCCGACTCAGTTGATCACGCAGTTCATGACAAACCCGGACAGCTTTAAGACCGATGCGGACTCTGCTCAGTTTAGCGTTATTGATAGTTCAGGCATCAATTTTGATCCCGCTTATGGTCCTATTGAGTTTATGTCCTCGGACAGTGCGGACAACGGTAAGCAAATCACGATTGTTGGCGAACTGGCGGGACAGGAACTGACGCTGCAAAAAGAGACGGTGACTTTGGCAAGTTCGGTCATAACCACCGAATCCTGGTCGGCAGTGCATAGCTTGTCGAAGGAGACGACGACCGGATATGTGCAGGTGCGGAACCCATCCGTTGCAAGCGACTATTTCTTTTGGCCCGAGTGGGAGAACGTCAGCAAGTTTCAGCGTGTTAAATTTTTCGACCGACCGAAGTATGACGCAAGCAGCCCGGTCAACCTATACGTCGTAGGCAAGAAGAAGATCCGCCCGATGGTGGGTGACTACGACACCCCGATGGTCAGCGGGATCGACAATGTGTTGATTCACTTTGCGACCGGCGACATGTTGAAACGGTCGAGACAATTCGGTAAAGCGCAACTTGAAATTCAGCAGGCCAACGCACTGATGCAGGTTGCGCGTGATCAGGAGAACAACCAAAGCGCAAAACAAGTCAGACTGATCCCCGACGTTTACGGGATGGGCTACACGCGAAATGACTTTGGTTTCTAAATTATGCCTGTCTACTACAATGATGGACTCGACGATGCGGTTCAATACGACCGTCAGGCGAGTTTCGTTGGTGGGCAGATAAGCAACTTCCGCGAAAACCTCCTCAACGAGAGTCAGGCGGAATACCTCAAAGATCTCGACACCGAAAAAAACGGCATACTGAAATCCCGGCGCGGGTTCCATCGGTTTGCGGATTTGCTTGGCAGCACTTCGTCGTCTACGAACACCCAAGGCTTGGCCTATTACGATACGGACGCAAAAGAGTCGTTGATTGCGTTTGTGGACAGAGACATCCTATCGATTAACTCAAGCGGTACGGTTGCCATGATTGATCCGTCGATGGTGAACAGTGCCACCGCCCAGGTGGATTTCTGCCAGGTGGCGGACAAGTTGTTTTACGCGAGTCATGCGACTAATAACCGCATCGGTCAAGTGAAGTGGAGCGGTGCCGCATTTGTGGTGACCGAGGTTGCCGATGGGCCGACTAATACGAAGTTTTTAGTCAACAACGGTTTTAGGATATTTGCGGTTCAGCCGAGCGACAACCAGGTTTATGTCTCAGACATTCTTCCGAATGCAGATGGCATAATTAACTCGCTGACCATAACGGCAGCAGGAACCGGATACTCGGCAGGAACGCTCAGTGCGAGCGGTGGAGGTGGTTCTGGGTTTTCTGGAACTTACACAGTAGATGCAGGCAAGATCGATGCTGTTACAATCACTAACGGTGGTAGCGGTTACACCAGTTTGCCGTCTATTACTCCAAGTGACGCTGGTGACGGTAATGCGACTATTACGCCCGCGTATGCAACGGTCTTTCCAACTGCCAACGCATTCAAGGTTGGTTTGGGTGATCCGATTACCGGGTTGGCGAGTTGGGTCGGGTTCAACGTGGTGGTGTTCTGCAAGAACAGTTGCTATGTCATCGACACTAATCCGGTACCTGCGACGGCAACGCCAAGTATCCCGGCAGCCAGCACGTTCAAGATTCGCACCATCTCAACATCGAGTGGTTGCCTGAGTCATGGATCGATTGCCCAGGTCGGAGAAGATTTGTTTTATTTGAGCCGGACAGGTGTTCGATCAATTCGCCGGACGATGGAGGAAAACATGATTGCCTCGGATGTCGGGATATTGAGTTACCCGATTGACGATGTGATCGACTCGATCAACTGGGCGGAAGCTGAAAAAGCGACAGCAGTTTTTTGGCGCGGAAGATACATCCTCAGCGTTCCAACCAGATCAAGCACCAAGAACGATACGACTATTGTCTACAACACCAACACACAGTCGTGGATGGGGGTGTGGCGTGGAGCGGTGACAATTTCGTCCGGTGCGGAATCCAGCACGATCAACCCGGTTGATTATGCGGTGACACAATTCAGCGGAGGCAAACCGTTTTTGATCAGTTTGGACAAGATCGGCAACCCGCTACAGTTCCGGGATTTTGTGGAGGACATCAACCTCGTTGATACGGATTTCCAGGACAAGACCACCACGACTTTTGCGGACACCGGATGGGAGGCGACCACCCGGGCGTTTACGTTTGGCGAGCAGATGACCTCGAAAGACGCAGAGTTCGCAGAGTTCGAGTTTGACCGGAGTGATGCGGTCATCGACATCGGGGTATTGTTGGACAACGAGGCAAACGACAATTTGGCCGACGAACTGGACACCGGTTCGGGTGAGTTGCGCTTGACGTTCACGTTGCCATCGACACTCGGCAGTGGTGCCGTCACGCGGTTTCGGTATTCCATGACGCACTACCCGGAATTTCGGGAGTTGCAATTTAATTTTAAGCAATCCGCCCAGGCGGGAACCGACAGTAAATACCTCGCACTGCGCTCTGTTCATGCGGGAGGATTTTTAAATAGCGTGGGGGTGGAGTCATGACGTATGACGAAAAAGTTGCTGAAGCGGTAGCACTCGCATCTAACGGAAATCAAGATGCGTGGAATTATTTGTTTATCATCGCAAAAGCGTTGAGGATTATTGATGACCTGGTAGATGAACCGGAAAAAGTTACGGTCGAGGACAAGTACAAGTTGGCTGAGTTGCTACTGGTAGCGTTACCAAGCAATCCGTTCTTTGCCACCTACCGACAGACGCTTGTTCCGCTTCACCTGACTAGCATCAATGCGTGGATCGACTCAAACGACTGGATGAAAAAAGACAAAACAAGAAAAAATTATGCGTTGGTTATCAGAGACCAGATCACCGAGTTGGTGATGTTGGTGGCTTATTTAACCGGCGGAAATAAACACATGCGGAATATCAGTTTGAAAGTGAGAGACCTGTTTTTGAAGGAGGAATTTTAGTCATGGGATTATATTCATCAGATGCACCTGATCCCCCGAATATCGCCGGGGCAAATGAGGCGGGAGTATGGGCGGACGCGCAGACTTTGGCGGTGAGAAAGCTGATTGCCAACGCGGCGAAGTTTGGCAAGAAGATCGATTTGCAGGTTCCTCAATTTGATGCGGAAGGCAACAAGGTTGGCGTGGAAAGCGTCACCTACGATTTCGGAGGCTATTCGGATGCGGACTCTACGCGGGCCGACATGGAGTTTGCCGCTGAGTCTGCCGACAAGATGGCAGCAACGATGTTGGATGTGCAAGAGAAGTATGGGCCAGGATTTGTTGCCGCCCGAGAGAAGGAACGGCGAATCGCTGATCCGATAGGAGCGAAGGTTCGGGACAAGCACGGTGAGGAAGTTTTGGCGGCACTAGAACGTGGGCCGACACTAGATCCGAGGATGGCGCGTGAGGTGGATCAAGCGTCTTACGCTCATGCTGCTGCAACCGGCAACGTGCTTGGGACTGGTCAGGCTTTAGCGACTGGCGAGCGTCGTGGTGATGCGGCTTGGAGGAACTGGCAGCAGACGTTGGTCAATTCTGCCGCATTCCTGAGTGGCACAACGCCAATCGCACAGTTTGGGCAATTAAGCGGGGCGCAACAAGGCGCAGCGGCGTTTAATCCGATGGGTGTTCAGTCGGGCCTGACGTTGAACCCCAACGCTGGGGCGCAAGGTCAGCAGTTCGCCATGAACAGATACAACACCCAGATGAATTACGCAGCACAGCAGCAACCGATTGGTATGCAGTTGCTGGGCATGGCGGCAGGAATTGGAGGCCAAGCGATTGGCGGGCATTTCGCCGGTAAAGCGTTGGGAGCTACATAATATGAGCGCAGGATCAGCATTTGCGAGTGGAGTAAGGGCCGGTCAAGCGATTTGGAACAATGCGATCCAGAGCGCGATGGCGGGGAAGCGTCTGGACATGTTACGGACGCAGTTCAAGTTTGAGCAGAGACAGCGTAAGCAAGCGGTGGACAACGAACTTGCCGCTCAAGACGCTTTTCAAAAGTTCCAGTCATCGATCCCGACAACCGACTTCGATTTTAAGCGGAAAGAAGACCGTGATCTCTACGAGAAAAACATGGTCGAGTTTTATTCCGACATCAGTCGTGACCCGGCGACACTCAAGCAGTTTGAGGCGTACAACAAGACGATGGGAATCATCGGGGAAGCGGATATTGCGAACAAGATCCGAGCGAACCAGGCGAACATTGGATTCACTTGGGACTTGTACAACAACGGAAAACCGCGCCCGCAAATACTTAACGAAAGAACCGATGAGTTGGTTGATGACTTCAACTTGATGGACGATGAGAACTATGAGCGGACTATCGAACGCAAAAAGAGAGAAGCGCAAATCAAGTATGGCAATATTGATGAAGCAGTTGGTGCCGGGGTTGACCCAAGCGATGTTCCTCCTGAGTTGAGGATGCAGCTTATTCGGGGGCGCAAGCAGGCGTGGGATGAAGCGGTGAAATCTGGTGATACCGACACGCTCATCCAGGCATCAAAAGTTTGGAAAACAAGACCAACGGCAACCGAGATTCAAAGCATGGAGAAGTTCAAGTTCACGCTTGATCGGTTGGGCGAACTTAAAGACGCATTGGGAGGTGAGGCGACCGGGCCGATCTGGGGTATTGTTAGGAGCAATAATCCGTTTGACGAAAAAGCCAGGTTGATTAAGGCGCAGATCACCAAGATCATCCCCGGATTGGCGCGAGGCGTTTTTGGCGAGGTTGGCGTTTTGACTGACCCGGATGTCAGGATGTACTCTCAGACCATCGGCAATTTGACTACCCCGGAGGAGGTCAATGATGCGTTGACTGCGATGGCGATTGACATGGTAGCCAGCGGATTTGAAAACAAGCTGAGGACGGCGGCGATGAGTCGGGCTAATGTGTCGGCTTTTTATCCTCAGCTTGAGGAGATTCGCGCCCAACGCGACGAACTCCTCGGGGTCGAAGAACCGGAAATTCCGATCATCGAGGTTGAGAGTTTGCCTGACTCCGGTGCGGTGACACTCAGTGACGAGCAGGCAGCAGCCGCACGGGCGGCAGCAGGCCCGGACGGTCGTGTGAGAGTTCAGCAGGCGGGCAGTGACATAGTCAGAGAGATCAACGTCAATCCTCCGACTGAGGAGACCGTTGATGAGGTACCTCCTCCGCCAGTTACGCCGAGTGCGCCCGAGGAGGATTTTTCCGTTTGGAGAAGCAAACACCTGGAGGATTTCCCCCCGGTCAGCGAGGAGGAGCAGGCGGCGGCACCGGATCGTCGATCTGTCTTGGAACGGCGCATCGAGTTCTTGACTGCCACACTGGAGAATCTTCCGCCAGATTACACGACTACGGTTAATCCGTATGGGCCACCATCGCAGATTTTCAACCCGGATGCGGCGAAAAGACGAAAGCAACTTAAAGACGCATTACGCACGACCGAGGAAGAACTCAATAAACTCTGATGCCTGAGACGTTCAAGTTTGTTGAAGATCGGTTTACGCCACCCGCACCGCTTCCATCGACCACGCAGGACACTGGTGGGTTTGAGACGTTTGAGTTAGTTGACGAATTTGCGCCACCTCAACCTGCCGAGGAGGTCGAGGAGTTCGAGGAGATGGTCACCATCCATGACCGGCACGGCAAAAAAGTTTCTGTCCCGGTTTACGGTGATAACGGCAAGCGCATTCATCGCCCAAAATACGACAGCACCGGCAAGATGACTCACAATGAGCGTGGAGTCATGACTTACGACGAGTGGCTAAAGCAAAAGAACGAAGGTGATGTTGATTGGTGGCGAGTGGCGAAGGATGCGGTAACGCATTTGGCGGGAGGTTTTACCAAGATACCCGACAAGATTGAGAAGGAAGGCTGGATGGAAGCCTCCGCAAATATTCCCGAGTCATTCCTAGCGGCGATGGAAGGCTTGCGGTTGATTGGCGGAGGCACCGGCAGGTTTCTGGCAAAACCGTTTCGCACTGACGAGGAACAGAACAAAGCGGAATACGAAGCGTATGCAGATTTTGGTAACCAGATATTTCGTCAGTTGGAGATGCGTAAGTCTCGCATGGGCGACATTGCGCGGATGTTTGGTGCGGACGAGTTGGCTGAGGTTTACGATGACGGGATCGATCCCGAGGTGGCCGACTCGCTCAGTTTGATTTTTGATCCGACCTATTTGGTGGGTGGCGGATTGGTGAAGGTCGGTGCGGCGGCAACGCGGCAGGTTCCGAAGGTCACCAACAAGTACGCCAAGAAGATGATCCAAGCTGCCGGGAAAGCGGCAGAGACGAAGCTGGCGAAGGAGGCACTGGCGACACTCGCAAATCCGGTCACCAAAACGGTAAGCGGTGCGGGCATGGTCGGGGAGAAACTTGGGCGCGGGTTGCAGATAGGCGGCGAGAAGGCAGCAGAGTGGGCAGTTAAGCATCCTGGGAAAGCCAAAACAGCGCAGATGGCAGTCGGTGCGGGAACCGGTTATGCAGTAGCACCCGAAGGTCGTAAAATCGAAGGAACGATTGGGGGCGCAATTGGCGGCAGGTATGCGTTTGATCCCAAGCGGGTCATCGGTGCAGGTGAAACGCTC